TTCTATCTTAGATGTTAAGGTCCCTTATTTTTTTTTTAATAAAATAAAAGAAAATAATGTCATGCTCGAACATCAGCAAATGGAAAATATATCTATTACGCTGAATCTAATTAAAAAAAAAAAAAAGAAGAAAATATAAATAAAAATATCTCTTCTATCTTAGATGTTAAGGTCCCTTATTTTTTTTTTAATAAAATAGAAGAATATAATGTCATGCTCGGACATCAGCAAATGGAAAATATATCTATTACGCTGAATCTGATTAAAACAAAAAAAAAGGAGAAGATAGAAAACCTCAAGAAAAACAATATACAAAAATGTATATTATGGTGTCAAAAAAACGGCGTTCCATGCAATAAAGGCACACGGAATATGAATATTTTTTTAGACGAGTTATCTAATAATTTAATATAATGTGATATTACATAAAAGAAACAATATATGAATACCTATACATATATGTCCTCCGCATCAGGAATATATAATACCATTATACGAGGTAAAAAAGAGCGATTTGAAATTATTCTAGAGCCGCTCCAGGCAATAATACAATTGGCTATGTTATCCTTTTATCCAATAGGGTCTAAGCTCGCGATCTATAATAACCTACTGTTCGTGCAACCAGCATATTGGGGACAGGCTTTTGTGCGCGCTTACAACAATGATTCAAAGGATGACCTGTTTTATTTATTTAATGTTGTTGTAAGATATAATAAATTTTATTATTATATCAACAATCTTGATGGTGAGAAAAATAAATTATTTAGTTTATTAATAAATTTAGCAAAAAAGGGTCTTGATAATCTATTACAAACTTATACACAAATTCAGCGTCATGCCTTGCTACATACACTTCAAATGTATAAAAATATGTTGGATAACCCCGACTTATATGAAACCCATGTGGCATCATCAGATGACGAAGCGTCTGGGAATGAAACCATTTCATTAAATAAGCCTGATAAAAATATAGATGATATATTTATTCAGATAACAGAATTATATACTGAAAGAGATTTTATTATAATTTATAATGTTCTTAAAATGATGAATGATGATCCGACAAATTATAATGAATACATGTCTGGATTTAATCAGTTATTCACGCCTAAAAATATTCTTATCAGAAAATGGATTAATGATAATATTGTTTTCTAACAAAGCATTACCTAATCTAAAATGGGGGAATCCCGCTCCACCCTTGATTTTTCCAGTTTGACCCACACCTCCTCTTTTACATCTGTTGCTAAAACACCACGTATCGTGCGTCCGATATTTTCAAAGGGGATATTTATCGTGATTCTTATGCCGTCATTAATATATGTACGTATGTGGGTATATAATTCCATAATTGGAGAACTTTCCACGGTCAGATTTAAGCTAGCTAATTTTTCTATGATGGGACGTATTTCCAGTTGGCGTTCTTCGCGAGTGCGGTCGCGTGCTACTTTGGTAGTTTTTTGCTTTTTATTGTTTTTTGTCATTATAAACAATAAAAACTTGGGTTTAAATTATTTCATTCATTGATTAGTTTAATGTATAACACGCGACAATGCGGTCTGTGAAGCGTTGGATTGGTCACCTCCAAAGGAGCAATCGTTAAACGATAATTGTGATTGTCTAAGTCTTCTGTAACGTGAGTAATCAGAACTGTCGTAAACATATCTTGGGTTCCCCGAGTATGCAGATTTTCCATCGTTGCGAATGCCTCCCGCCTTATGTTTTAATCCACGCAATTGCACCGGCTTAATATTGTTTACTTGATTTGGGGGACGACCCAATTCGGGGCGGGTGGCACTATTGACCGTGTTATATACATCTCCCGCATTAGTAGATGCCCTAAATGGTCCAAGTCCACGGCCTCTGCCGAAAGCTGAAATAGATTGTGAAGAGGCTTTCAATCCTGACACATACAAATTTCCCATTGCCTTTTTAACAATTAAACGACTAGTTGCCCGTGTTTGACCACCTTCCATTCCCGAACCACTAGTTTCATTTGCTCCTCCTCCAATTAAACGTGGATTATAACGAGATTTGCTACCGCCACGGCATTGATACCAATGAGCAGTTCCACATGTTACTTCTTTTAACGCTGTATTATTGCAATTAAATGATAAATTCGTCATATATATATATATAAATATATATAAATTCAATAAAAAAATATGTATAGTGTTTTGTAAAAATATTCGTTTTACTAAATGTTTATATTGCTAAATGTTCGCAATGTTTAATGATGCCTTGTTAAGTCATTATTCTTGGTGCAACATTCATTGTTGTTAATTCTTGCATAAGTAACTTACACGCATATGGCAGCTCAACATATGAAAAGTCGCTGCGATTATTACATGTTTTGCAGAGATGAATGTTTGACTCATTATTAAAGGAAGCAATCATACCACACATCTTACATACCCAGACGTGAAATGCGTCCGACGCATCATATAATCGTCCTTTATTAAACCTACTCGCACCATGGGATATAACACAATCTCGTTCCATTTCTCCATAACGTAACCCACCATCTCGAGCACGCCCTTCTGCTGGTTGCCGTGTTAAATTGACCATAGGTCCTGTAGCACGACTGTGTTGTTTATCAGTAACCATATGCTTTAATCGCTGGTAAAAGACGGGTCCCATAAAAATACTCGCCTGAATTTGCTCACCAGTTAAACCATCATATAATATATGATTACCGTTAGACTCATATCCAGCTCGCTGTAATTCCCGCCTAATGGTTTTTATATCTAAATCACCAAAACTGGTACCGTCACCAAATAACCCTAGTTCTAACAATAGTTGACCTAAAAGGGTTTCCTTTAATTGTCCGATTGTCATTCGTGATGGGATTGCATGAGGATTAATAATAATATCAGGACGCAACCCATCCTTCGTATAGGGCATGTCCTCTTCTGGGATTAAATTTCCCATGGTACCTTTTTGTCCATGACGTGAAGAGAATTTATCACCAATTACTGGTTTCCGAATGGCTCGCAATTTTACTTTACAAAAGGTATATCCATCTCCGTTTTTAGCAACAAAGTTTTTATCAATATAAGTTTCTTCAGTAGTTCTGAAAATGCGGCTTTGATCTTCGTATTTAATAATCTTTGTATGGTCATTTCGCGCATCTTTAATCGGCAATATCTTAGCAATGATGATGTCCTTATTTTCAACTAAGGAATTTTCAGGCATTATACCCATTTCATTTACCTTATTATAATTCCCAAATTTCATACCTTTTGTTTTAGATGAGTCGGGCTTACAGCGGACCTCTTCATCACCATGTATTTTTTTATCTTCGTCTTTTTCAGTATTGTAAATTGTTGCTTGAAACATCCCACGGTCCACCGAACCTCTATTAACTAAAATACTGTCCTCTTGGTTATATCCTGTATGTGCCATAATAGCAACGACCGCTTGACAACCCGAAGGAATTTTATATAATTCAATCAAGCTCATAATGCGTGTATCTACTAATGGTCGCATTGGATAAGTCAATACATACCCTGTTTTATCCATGCGGTTCATATAATTAGTTACATATATTCCCATTGCTTGTTTACCCATAGCACATTGGTATGTATTTCTTGGAGATTGATTGTGTTCAGGAAAGGGAATGCATGACGCTAAAATTCCAAATATTGTGCTGGGATGTATTTCACAGTGTGTATAATTATAATTAAGGTTATTGCTAGCCTGTAACTGTTTTGGTGTCATAGATATCATGCTCCTGTTTTGTTCGGCGACATCCACGTATTCTATGACCGAATTAGGCAATACTATATTAGTTAGCAAATTTTCCCATGTTATTTCGTTCTTTTTTAAAGATTCTATGTTGGCTTTAGTGATTAAGAGTTTATTATCTTTAACACGAAGCAGAGGACGCATTAATCTTCCTGCATCATTGCACACACATATTTCCATATCGCGATAATTGAATATAATAGAGGTATAAATGTTGATTACACCACTTTGTTTTTTATCCTTTAACGAGTTATATAATTTTTCGGGTTCCTTTGCGATGCCAATCCATGCACCGTTAATAAAGACTTTGACTTTTTCATACATATTATTAGGTGTCTCCATATCTAGGTCGATAATATGTGATTTTACATATTCATAAATGGAGACACTGTTAGCAGGAATTGTTACATGTGCCATAACCGCCAAGTTTTTTACAATACCAACAGATGCTCCTTCTGGGGTTTCGGCTGGACACATCATGCCAAACGACGAGTTAGCTAATTTTCGTGGAGGAATTAGCTTGCCACTTTTATCAACAGGACAATTAACACGACGAACATGACTTAGTGTAGCGATATAGGTTAATCGGTTTAAAACTTGTGCAACACCCACCTTATTGCTATTAGCATGTTTAATACCAAAGTCTCCTGTGGCCAAAGCTCGTTTTAGACCATTTTCAATAGTTGCCGATTTAACAATTTTATAAATATTTGTTAAATTAATGATTTGTTTATAATCCTCTTTTGATTGCCATGAACCATTATTAATTTCGCGAACCACTTGTTTTTGCATATCTTTGACTAATTTATTTAGATAATTCCGAAATAGGTTATTTAAACAGGCTCCAGGAAGGTCAATGCGTTTGTTTTCATAATCGTCACGATTACTAACTTCAATCCATCCAAAACTACATGCCAATAACCGATATGCCATATAACCCAAATAATAAATTTTTTCTGTTAAGTTGTGGCAATGAGGGAATAAATCATTTTTTAACACTCCTACTGTGAAATCCCATTTCTTTTTTTCTCCTGTAGCCTTATCCATATTTAATGGAGTATACATCACATGGCTCATAATATATTTTATTGCTGAGTCTTGGTCCAAACAATCATTTGCTTCTATTAAGGAATCTTTCAGTGCATATACAATGCGTTTTGTTTTCTTGTCGTCCACGTTTAACACAATTTTTTCACAAATATCTTTATCCGTAATAATACCTAGTGCTCTAAAAACAATTATTAATGGAATGGGTTGTTTAATTCTAGGAATTTGTAAATATATGGTATTATTGCCACCGGTATTTTTTGAGGAAATCATCATACAAATTTGTTTTGGAGAAATTAGTTTCCAATCTGGGACCGATTTAACTTCTGCCACCCAACCCCATTTTCCGCTTTTTGTAATCTTAAAACACTGAACCTTGTTTTCTGCCGCACGCTCTTGACCAAGAACGGTTTTTTCTGAACCATTAATAATAAAGTATCCTCCAGGGTCAAGTGCACACTCACCAGTAATTGACGGATGGACGTGTTTATGTTGCTCTAATACACAAATACACGATTTTAACATAATAGGCATCTTTCCAATATGAACATTGGGAATGCGTTTATAATGTGTTTCTGTGTTATTCAGGTTATCCCCATTGCACACGATATATTTAATGTTCATATCAACACTCATATTCGATGAGTATGTAAAATTTCTTAAACGAGCCTCCTGTGGAAACATTAATTTTGTTGCACCATTGTTTTCATGAATTTGAGGTCTATAGATTTGAAAATTATCTAATGTTATTATTATTTTAAGTTTATATTTCCCACTATCTTGGTCATAATCATGTTCTGAATTAATTTCAATTGGATTGAACATATCAATCGTTCTCCCCGCTTGATATGTTACAAAATCATTATATGATTCTAGTTGATGCCTAACTAATTGTTTCAAATATTGACCATTAAAATAAGAACCTAATATTACCCACGGTTCTTCAATATATTTACCAAATGTTTCATTTTTTAAAGATTCTTTATCCACTGCCTCGTTTTTCGAAGGTTCTTCATATGTCATACTAATAGGATTCATAACGTTATTTTATAAATCAATTTATCTTTAAATTATTTAAAAATACAGAATCTATTTTCGGATAATTTATATATTGGTATATATATATATAAATATGTCAAAAAAGGATGATGATATAGTCCATCATGGTTCTAAAGATAAAAAACACAAAAAACCCCCTAATAAAAACAGACTTCCTGTAAATAAAAACAGAAAAATACTTAATAAAAACAAAAAACCAGTAAATAAAAACAAAAAACCAGTAAATAAAAACAAAAAGGCTGTTATTAAAAACAAAAAACCAGTTGTAATCGATATTCCGAACATTATTCTTAATGTAAACGATAGATCACCTATAGTAGCTCCAGCAAAAAATCCACTGCCTGTATCTCCTCCTGACGCTCTGGAGACGCTGCCTGTGCCTCCACTGATAATATTATCGGCAAATCCAGGGCACAAAAACACCATAAAAAATATTGAGAACTCACGCAACATCATAAAATCTTCTCCTGAGTTAATCAAACTGTTTGACGAAATTAATAGTCCATTAATTAACAAAACCTATTCAAAGACCGAAAAAAATAATATATTCGCATTGTTGGATGTTATTGATAAAACATATGGAACGGATGATTGGGCACCAATTGAAAATGATCGGTATGACCCTGACACGGGTCTTTTAGATATTGATAAACAGAAAAAGGACTGCAGAATTATGTTTGACAGATTTAAGCCAGTGCCACTAAATCCTCCTGTGCTTACACCCAAAGAAGAGGTAAATATTAATGTTGAGATAAATAGTTTAAATGACTTACTCAAAATGATTGATGATAATCCTTTAATAGACAACATCGAGTACAATATTGATATGTTAGCGATGCATCGAATAAAAAATGACTTGAAAGAATTACAGGCAATGATTGGTATGCAAAGCTTAAAAGATAGTATAATAGATCAAATCATATATTTTGTTCAAAATTTTCATCAAATTAATAAAACGAGTGAAGGTGACTTCATGCATACTGTAATTTATGGACCCCCTGGAACTGGTAAAACAGAAATTGCAAAAATAATAGGAAACATTTTTGCAAAATTAGGAATATTAAAAGAAGGGACATTTAAGAAAGTTACACGATCGGATTTGGTTGCTGGATATTTAGGACAAACTGCTCGTTTAACCAAAAAGGTGATACTTGAATCTTTAGGAGGAGTATTATTTATAGATGAAGCCTATGCTCTTGGCAATAATGAAAAACGAGATAGTTTTGCGAAAGAATGTATTGATACCTTGTGTGAGGCATTAAGCGATTATAAGGGCTCAATAATGGTAATCATTGCTGGATATGAAAAAGAATTAAAGGACTGTTTCTTCTCTTATAATCAAGGATTGGAGTCACGTTTTACGTGGCGATTTGAGACTGGAAATTATACGCCCACAGAATTAAGACAAATTTTTATAAAAAAGATTAATGAAAATGGTTGGTCTATTGACACAGAAGATGAAATATCAATAGAGTGGTTTGAAAAAAATAAGGATCATTTTAAATATTTTGGCAGGGATATTGAGGTTTTATTTACAAAAACAAAAATTGCCCATAGCAAACGAGTATTTTGTAAAAATAAGGAATGTAAAACCAAAATAAATAAAGAAGATTTAGACAAGGGTTTGGAGTTGTTCTTGAAAAATACACATGCTGCAAAAAAACCCGATTTTAATTATAATTCCATGTACGTATAAATTTGACCTATTTATTTTTGTTATAATATAAATATGTCGCAAAAAAAAATAAATATTAATCCAGCATTTTTTTCGGTTAAAAATAACAAAACGCGCCGCACATCTAAAATAGAGCGAAAAAAAAAACCTGAGGGAATTATGAAACCAAATA